TCTGCTTTTGCAATTCTATCTTCTATGTCCTGAGCAATCTTATCACGTCTTGATTTTTCTTGATTCTCAATTGTGAGATAGTGTGATGATTGTCCTATTCCACTAAAGGATGGACTCTTAAATTTGTGTACAATTTCATCTGCCATTGTGTTAGCAGTAAACAAAGCACCTACTATGAATGATATTATAAACGCTGTTACTACCTTAACTGTCAATTTCATTATTTTTTGTTTCCTTTTTTCTCAAGTTCTCTTTCATTTCAAGAACCACATTTACTTTCTGTTGTAAACGAATTAAATCTTGGTCTAACATTCTTGTTTGGTCTATTACTTTGATTAATGCAAAATGCATCTTCTCAATTTGGGGTTCTAGTTTCTCACCTACAAACCACCATATGTAATATATGAAATATCCTAGTCCGACCATCATGACAATTGGGAATCCATAGTCATTGATAAGAGTAACTATTGTGGGGTCTGTATTTGCTACAACTTCAATAACTTCCGTTTCCATATTAATCTCTTCTTACATCAAGTTTTTCGTCTTCAATGAAGTTCTCTGCTCTTGCAATCCTCTCAATGTCGGGTCTTAGTTCCAATGCACTTGACACTAGTAGGTCAATCTTAATCATCTCGTTAGACATTGTTCTAGCACGATTCTCAAGCGACTTACAGAACATGGTTAGTGTACCAATACTGTCAACAACACCTTCTAAGATTTGTTTGATAACAGTAAATATGAAGAAACCCATAACAATTGACCCTGCAATTGGAGCTCCGACTTCACCTATCAATTCAAATATCTGTTCCATGCCATTATTTATAAGAATTGACCTTGCTCAGCGCTAAAAAAAAGGGACTCGAAAGTCCCTTATAAAAGTTGAACTAAGTCTTACTTTTGATGNGTAGAAATCGCCTTGATAACTTCTGCTTTAGAACCACTTCGTTTTACCTTAATGGTGTTCTTATCTGCTAAATCTAATAGTTGAACTTTAGTAAGTTTCTTAAGGTCAGCAACATTATGTGACGTTCCTTTTTTTACAACTGGTTTTGCAGGTTTTTGAGCAGTCGGTTTAGGAGCGTCATTCTTCTTAAAGAAGTGCATTCCTATTGCCAGTGCAATTATTCCTAGTATTATATATTCCATTTTATTCCTCGTTAATGGTATTATTTATCCAATAAAGGATTCTTGTCTTTCGCCTTGCCAATTGCAAGTGAAAGTATTTCTAAGTATTTATACATCTTAGCCCAGACTTTGTCGTCTTGTGGTGTCGGTGTAAGTGATACTATGACTGAACAGATTGAAATAACAATCGGTATAATCATTAATAAATTCCAAATTCCCATGATAAAAGATATGATGCTTGAAAACATAAAAATCTCCTTTTTAAGTATTATGTACTTATTTAGGGTTTAGAACTCTTTATTAGTCCCTATAGTGTATTTAGTCGTCAATTTCCAGTCCTTTTTCTCTTTAAAGGGGATAATTTTGATTTGTGATAGCGGTGCAATAGGTTCTTCAACCCTTTTAGGGTCTACAATAGATACCAATTTCCATTGTGCAAGTAGAGACACTATAGTGTTTCTTCTACCAATGTCACCTTCGTCTATGCTGGTTGGTTTACCATCAAGTTTGAATAACTCTTTGAAATGTGTAATATAGTATTTACCACGTTTATGTAGAATGTGACATGATTGAAATAGTTCTTGTTCTTTTCGTGATGCTACACCTATTCTAGATAGGGTTTCTCGTATTTTTAGAAAGTCATCTTTTTCGGGGAAAGTTATTTCCACTAGTTCTGATACTAAGCTTTCATTATCATTCATTGTTTTGTCCACCAATACTCATTCTTTTTTTCAATTCACGAACTTGTTTGTCTGATAGAATTTCCATATACTCTTTTGCTTTTGATGTGGAAACTTTATAGTAGTTCTTAATCGTGTCTATTTTTTTACTGACATAAGGTTTTTCCCATGAACCAAACCTTTGTCTTTTTCTAAGAGTATTTAGTAAAAAGACATATTGGAGACGATGTTCGAGGTGACTTCGATTATTCATCTCATTAGTCATGAAAAGGGAATCTTGGTGGTAGGATAAAGATTTATTAATTAAGAATGGTGCATATGCCTTTTCTTCCACAGCGTCAACCATGATATCTTTTTTATCATAGGATACGGACTTGACAAAGTCAAAAGGATTACGCTTGGACATTTTACTTTCCTGTATGTTTTCCAAAGAGTTGTAGAAGGTCGTCACCTGTAACAGGTTCACCAAAGAATACAATTTCACCTGTTTCTCTAATCTCTCGTTTGACGACACCATTGTTGTATTCTATGTCCATTACTGAACCATCATTACCCCTAGTGTCATATGCAAGTGACGTTAATGAATGTGCATGAAGTGATTTAACACCACTTGCCCATTCCTCTGCAAGGATTAATCTCCTTTGTCTATCTACTGTTTCGTCATATTGTGTCATGTGTTATCTCCATCTCTATATTCTACACTGTGTTTCGCAAACATTTTGTTTGCCTTTCTTTGCCATGATTTTTCTACTTGTACATCAAACCATTTAAAAAACCATTGTCTTAATTTACCCATTACTTAAACTTACACTCCGACATAATCTCTGTTAGACATGCAGTGAAGTTAATCTCTGAGTCCATTGCAAATGCAGATTTGTATTGATAGTCTGCAATAACTAAAACTGCAGCTGGTATTGATTGTGGTTCTAATCTCACTTCAAGTGCATTGAACACTTTACGATATAATGATGTGAAGTCTTGGTCACTATTCTGACCGACCCACTTTCTCATTGCACCCCAGTTCTTTTCCTGTAACATATCTATTAAAGGTGTAAACTTCTCTTCAGTGAGTGATGATAGCAAACCCGAATCGATTGTTCCACTAACACCATATCTTTGTAATTCATTTAGGATACGTCTGAAGTCGGGAAAGAATCTCATTATGAGTTCTGCAATAACCTTATCATCATAAGTAACACCTTCAGTATCTAAGATGGTTTTAACTCTTTTCATAAACTGCTGTGCAAGTTTAGGTTTCTCTGCTGGAGTTATTTTGAAATCGATTACAGTTGTTCTTGAGTGTAATGCAGGTATGATTCTATTCTTGTAATTACAAGTAAATATAAATCTACAGTTTGCAGAGAACTCTTCTATGAATCCTCTTAATGCAGGTTGGACTGAATCTGCGGATATATAATCTGCTTCATCTAGGATAACAACCTTAGGGCCACCCTGTAGTGACATAGTAGATGCAAAGTTCTTTATCTTCGTTCTAAGCGTGTCTATGAGTCTACCCTCATCACTACCATTGATTACGATAAAGTCTGCACCTAACTCGTTGCAGAGTGCTTTAGCAATGGTTGTTTTACCACATCCTGCAGAACCACTAAGTAAGAGATTTGGAATCTCTCCCTGCTTTACGAATTCTGTGAATTGGTCTTTGTATTGTTGGGGTAGGATTGTATCTTCGATATTTTGTGGACGATACTTTTCCACATATAAAAATTCTTCTGTCATATTATCTCATTATAAAAAGGACAAAGAACCCCTCCGAACTTTGTAGTATGTCCCACCAGTAGAATGATGAGTTGGGACAATCCCGTGGGTTTCTGAAGACTAGATGAACCCACAAATCTATTTATGTCTTATGACCCGTATTTTGAATCGGGTTCTAATGCAATAAAGTACTCTAGAGCCATATCTGCATTATCAAAATGAGATATCCCTTTAGAAGATACTGATACATTATAGTTTCCTGTAAGGATTTTAAGATTTTCAATCTTGAAATTCATAGAATACTTAGTTCCATCACCTTCACCCACTACTCGTGAGAAAGTATTTGAAGCTGCATTCTTCTTGTCCTTAACAGTCAATGATACAGTTGTACCATCAGATTCAAGTACTAAGTCATTCACACCTAGAACACTTGATGCTTTTTGCAAGTCTGTTAACAAAGTTGATGTAACCTTGAATTCAATTTCTGCATCTGGCATTGTTATCATTTTATCGGGTGCAATGACCATACCTTCAGATGCATAATAGTATGCCATCTTTGAGTTTGGGTCTACAATTTCTAATGAAGAATCACCAAACTGAAAGTCGGGGTCTTCCATCAGAGAAGTTGCACCTAGGAATTCAGGCAGGTTGTATATTGAAAAGTTCTTTGGGAACTCCTCTGATACAGTTGCTACTGCAAGAATGTTTTTCATATTAGAAATAGTCTCTAACCTATTTCCTTCTTTTACTCTAATACCCGAGTTAATGGTTGAGAAGTTTTTTAAGACATCTCTCGTGTCGTTACTGATTTTCATCACTGGTTTTTCTCCGTTTTATCGTGGTTATTTAATGCAAGAAATCCGTAATGGATAACTTTCAGAAGGTCGGCACGATTTTTTCCACCCTTCTTCCCATACCTTTGGGCATACTTTAGTATATTACCTATACAAAATCCTTCGCCATGTCCTGCGTCCATAATGAATTCAGTTGCTTGATACTTGTTTAAACTGTAATGTTGGTCGTAAGTCGAGTCAACATAAGAAGTGAACTCCTTTAAGAGTTCACCTTCGTTATACTTGTAATCAATTGGTTTTGATTTATTAAATAATCCCATACTAGTCATTATACTCTGAAGAGGTTGATTCGTCAACAGGGTTTTCAGCATTTAAATCTACTCCAGCATCAATCTTGGAGTAGAGGTCGAGGATACTATTTCTAGTCTCTTCGTCAAATCTTGAAATACACATTGTGATTGACTTGAGTTTGTCACCAAACATTCTGAATGCATTGACAATGTGAACCAGTCTTCTAGTCGTAACAACATCATCAATCGCACCTTCGTAGAATGACTTTCTGATTATATCAGCCCAGTCAACTAGTTTTTCACAGAATTCGTTATCGACTTCTCCAGTCAATTCCATTTCCTTCTTAAGGATAGACCTTTCAGTTTTCACTGGTGGGTATTCCTGTTGCATGGTGATTGCAAATCTTTCCAACATTGCCTCATTCATGATTTGAGTTCCTATGAACTTTCCATCATCAGACCCTTGTCCTTTAGTGTTTGCAGTTGCAAGAACTGTGAAACCTTCTTTAGGTGAAACCCACTCACCAGTCTTTTTGATAAAGTATCCTTTACCTTCTAGAACTGATTGTAGACACATCAACTTGTTAGAACCTAAGTCCACTTCGTCAAGAAGTAACACGGCGCCTTTTCTCATTGCCTTGATAACTGGGCCTTCTCTGAAGATGACGTTACCATTCTGCAAAGTGTGACCACCCATTAGGTCGTCCTCATCAGTCTCGATAGTAATGTTAACTCTGTAACACTCTCTCTTTAACTGAGCACAAACTTGTTCAATCATTAATGTTTTACCATTACCACTCAACCCAGTCACAAAGATTGGGAAGAACATTTTGGACTTAATGATGTTCTTGACATCTTTAAAGTGACCAAAAGGAACATAGTTACTCATTTTTTCGGGAATGATTTTGACGTTGTCAAGTGAGTTGACAGCGGTTGTTTGAGCTGCAACTGGCATCTGATTTGATACACTTAGTGCAGGCACTGGTGCAGAGATTGGGGTTACATTACCCTCTTCACTGTATCCACCGTTGTAACCACTTACCACTGCATGTAGATTAAAGATACCATTATCTTTAAATCCATATCTAGAAGACTTAACCCAATATGGCATTCCACCAATATCTTGAAAGTCTTCCTTAACAAAGGATGTTTGGTTAGGATAGGTTTTCGTAAGGGTTTCTAAAAACTCCTTCCTATCGGGTGTGAAGTGGAAGTCCTTGCCATCAATTACAATTGACTCACTTCTATTATAGGTTCTTTGATTTTTCATATTTGTCTCCGTTAAAATCATTTATTTTCTCATCTTTATAAGTATAACAAAAAGTGAGGCCCGTTGTCAACCCTATTTGCATACTTGCAATAATGTTTGTATTGAATTTTCAATTGGTTTCTCTTTAGGGTTACCATTCTTATCCATACTTAAGTGTCTCTCATAAACACTCTCACCATTGTTAGTCCAAACTCTGAATGCTTTACACTCCACGAATTCTTCTGCACATTGTTTTTGTCTAGGACAATCAAACTTCTCACAAGGTGATGGGCCGACATCCATAACTGCATCTGCAAATGCACTGTAATCTGTATTATGGTTTATGTAATATTGTTCGTCTACTCTAAGTGATTCCATTATACTAATTCTCCCATAACAAAGTTTAAGTCATATGACTTGTGAAGTAGTGTCACTTCAAATGTGTCTAGCACAAAGTCGTGTTCTACAAGATAAGGTGCTTCAATACCTTTGGTTTCTTTTAATAGGTCAATCCTATATGTGAAATCTCTATATTGATTTCTGTCTAATGTGAATGTTTCATTCATCATATCTTTACTTTCTATTTGCATTATGCAATCTCCTTTATAAATTCGTTAGTTAAAAATCTTGAAGTCGTTTTAGTTTTTTGGTTTCTTTTGAAAGCAGCCATTAGTGATGACTTCTTTGCACCAATGAACTTCTCGTCTAATTCGTCATCACCATCTACTGCAAGTGTTGAAGAAGCAGTCAAGAATAATTTGTTCCAACCGTGACACTTAACTGCAAGTCCTTCTTTTCTGATAGACTTCCAAGCAGTGTCATAGTCACCTAAGTTAAGTGAAGATTGAGGAAGACTGTATAAGTCTCTCTTCTTCTCGAAAACAAAGTATCCAGTAATAACCACACCAGTCTCTTTTGAAATCCAGTCCAGTAAGTTTTGAGTAGTTTCAAAACCATCTCTACCGTATGAAGATTGGTCGGAGTAAGTGTATAACTTCTTAGAGAATGGGTCTTGGAACTTTCTAATAGTTCTTACTCTTGACCATCTGTATCCATCTATTTCCATAGAATTTTCTTGTTCGTTTTGGTCTAGAGTCTCACTAGTCTGTTTATCAAATGCCTCTGACTGGTGAGAAATTCCATCAGTGATTACTGTAAGAATTGATTTCTCAACATTGTACATTTTGTTGAACTTAACAAGTTCGGTTCTCATTGCAACTAGTGAATGGTCAAGTGGTGTTCCACCCAGTCTATATCTCATAGGAACGGCACCTGTTTCTAAATTAACCCATCTGTCTATTTCGTGGTTATCAATACCATCGAACCATGCATTCCATTTTACTAGGAACTTCTCAAATCCTCTGTAAGAACCTTGATTTGCAAAGTAGTTATTCCACATACTTGAAACATTAATCAAGTTTTGATTGTAGTCTTTAGTAGACATCTCGTTTGAGAATATTTCTAATAAGGATGATTGTTCTAAATGTCTGAATGCATTATCCTTAACACTGTAGCAATCTGAAAAGAGATATACTCTGTGAGGTATTCCTGCTTTTCTGCAGAATTGCACTAGGATAAGTGTTTGTTCTAAAAGGTCACACACTTGTCCGTGGATTGAACCACTCCAATCAAGTAAAACATTGACACCGTGGTTTTGTCCATCGGGAATCATTGTAACCTTCTTAAATACATCATCAACAATCTGATACTTTGCAAGTTTGTTCATATCCAACTTACCAGTTTTACCAGTCATTGCTTTAGACGCCTGCAATGCAGTTTGCTTCATCTCAAATTCTTTTGCCATATGTTGGACAAGTTTAGAGTTTTTATCAGTCAAATTCTTTGCAGTTCTTTTTGCCCTTAGAGACATTTTTGCAGTTCTTTCCTCATTGTAACTTGAATATCTGTCATCTGCATCCTCTTCTTTATTCCAAAGTTCTGTATCCCAGTCTTGGATAATTGTTTTGTAACCAACTACCATATCCGAGTAGTTATTATTCTTATCATATTTTGATTTTAAATCAATCAGTGACACTATAGTGTTTTCGTCTGAAATGAATTGTTCTTCATTGTTATGAGCTGCATGTTCAGTGATAGACTCTCTAGCACCTTCTTCATCATCATACTCTGAAGACTCACCTTCACCACCGTCTTTACCAGTAGTCTTTACTTGTTTCTCTGACTCTTCTTTGATGTCTTCTTCTTCACCTTGACCATCAGTAGCACCTTCGTTTTCTTCTAAGTCGGGAAGGTTGTCTTCGTCTGAATCATCCCATCCGTCACTGTCTTCTTCTTCGTTACCTTCGTCATCTCCGTCTTCGTCACCTTCGTCACCGTAGTCTTCGTCTTCTTCTTCGTCACCAAGGTCAAGTGTTTGAGGAACTAATTTTTCGTCCTCTTCAGTTCTAGTTTCGTTTTCTTTAGAATACTCATAAATTGCAGTTGCACATATTACAACTTCATCCCAAGTCTCACATGCATTTGCCATGTCAAGGAATTCTTGTTCTACTTTAGTTAACTTGATTGCAACTCTTGAACCAACCTTAGTGATAAGATTGATTTTGTCAATCAATGAAAGTTCCTGTAGGTTTCTTTTTGAAATACCAAAGAAGTCGATTTCCATCAACTCGTTGTAAGCAGTGTAGAATGATTTTCTAAGACCTTGATATTTCTCTCTGATTTTTCTTTCAATCCTAACGTCTTCGACAACATTAAGATATCCTTTAAGTGTTTTGTTTTTTGTTAATGCACTATGCACACCTTCATATGGAGTGTGTAATGCATGACCAACTTCGTGACCCATGAACAAGTCGTATAACTCGTTTGAGATATCGTCTTTAAGAATAGGACAACATAGTATTCTATTCTTCATATCGAAGTATGCAGTAGGCACCTTCTTATGTACGATGGTTAAGTCTTCAGTTGCCATTAGTTTGGCAAGTTGGTCTTTTTGATTTCTGATTTTATGTGTCATATTTTTTTTATTTCCCGATTCAAACTATAGTATACTAAAAAGTGAGGCCCGTTGTCAAATTTATCTTTTGAGGGTTATGAATTTTCTCCTAGATTTGGAGAATTGTTTCATTGGGGACTTAAAGATTATCTCATCTTTAGTTCCAGTCTTGATGTATCCAACTAAGTGTCCAGCATCATTGACCATGTAAGTGTGATTGGATACTTCCCAATCTGTAATCTCTTTAAGATATTTCATTAAGCAACCAACCTTGTGTATGGTTCATAACAACCACTCACACCGATTGCAGAGTTATCACAACCTCTGCCGTCCATCCATATCTCTAAGTTAATTGCATCATAACAATCTGAAGAGAATGTCTCACCCAAGAATGTAGTGTCTAGATTACACTCATACATATCTTTATGATTAGTCTTACTAATAGGTTTCACTGATAGATATCCATCAGTAACTTCTTTGATTATAGCAGTGGTTGTTATACCATCTACAGTGTACTTACAGGTATCATACCCAACTTCTATGTAACTTGTGTCTAGCATTAAACTAACTCCTCTACTTTTTGTTTGAATCTCAACTCTACTAAAGCATTGATGAAACCTTTTTCACCACCAGTAGGACTTGGTACTTTTGCGATACCAAACTCTTCAGTAATTGCAAATATGACATTCCAAATATCATCTTCTCCAAGTAGTAATACATCATTTAAGATGTGGTCTTTGAGGTTTTTTAAGTCGGTCATAATATCTCCTTTTTTCATTATATACATAGTATAACAAAAAGTGAGGCCCGTTGTCAAATTTATTTTTCGCTCAGACGAAAAAAAATCCCTTTCAGGATTTCATTTTTACTATCATTTTTGTGGGGTCGTTGTCAAGTCTAGGTGGGCATTGGGCTGTCTTGTTTACGCAAATCAAAATGGTCTTCATCAAGGTTGTTAGTTCTTTGGTCTGTAAGCATTCTTTCAGTATTTGTAGAGAACCACATTGATATAGTATGTCTAGAACATCTTCTAACAGGGTTCACCCCATGCTCAAGGTATATCCCTTGAAAAAGAATTCCCTCACATGCGGTAGGGGAGTTCGTATACCCCTCTGTGGGGAAGAAGGTCTCTCCACCATTGAAGTCGTCATTAAGGTGTAGAATTAGTGTCCATTCACGACTAGGAGTCTCTTCCTCCATGTTGTGTCTCTGTTCTTGAGTAGAATAGGTATCTAAATGTGGAGTTTGAAATCCACCAATTTCCCACTCATTAAGAGCGGTCATTTCGGGATATACAACTTGGTCTGTAGTCTTTCTAACCTCACTGACACAATCATAAGCAATCCGATTAAAGATATCTCTAACCCATTGAGTTTGAATGTGTATTAAGTCAATGGCACGGTAATCAGTACCGTCACCAATACTACGCTTGTGCTTGTGAGTCTTGTGGTAGTGTATCAGTGCTTTCGATTCTTTCACTGATATTAGATTCGGCTTCCTTACTAGCGGATACTTGCTGAATGTATTTTGCAATTGCTTGTCGTTTTTCATATTCTATTCTTCTTTCTCTTTCCTTTGGACGAGATTTTAATGCTCTTTCAAGTTTCATTCTAGACGCTCTTTGTAAAAACACGATACCATTTAGGTGGTCGATTTCATGTTGAGCACATCTTGCTCCAAGTCCTTCTAGGATTAGGTTATGTTCTACACCATCTGAATCAAAGTATTTCATCTCAACTTGAGTTGACCTTTTTATCATTAAGTATATATCGGGGAAAGAAAGACACCCTTCTTTCATCAAACTTGTTTCTTGTGAGACTCTTGTAAGTTCGGGATTGAAGAATGCTGTGTTTCCTGCATCTGCAGTTTTCATTATGAAACACCTAACATCTAATCCAACTTGATTTGCACTAAGTCCAATACCACCAAACTTATCCATTGCTTCAGATAACTTCTGTTCAACTTCCTTTGGGTCGTGTGATGGGTTCTCAAAATCAAACACCAATGGTGGTGTTCTTAATACTTTACTCGCTTCTTCTACTAATTCATACATAATTTATTCTACTTTGTTGCAAAGTCACACATCAATCTAGTTGGATAACCATCTTTACCCTGTGTGTCTCTTATATTTAATTTAAATTTATACATAGATGATTCCATCTCTATATCAATCCTCTTCCCCTTACCAGTCTTACCACCATAATTTAGTTTCATGCCCGAAACTTTTGCAGCCTTTTTCATGATTGTAGGTGTAACTGCATATGAATGTATTTTACCACGATTTTTATGTAATACATGATACCCATAACCAATGCCCGATTGTAGTAGGTGTGAAACTAGAGGGTTTGAACTGACACTAACAACACCACTATCCGTTTTAACGTCATCATTAAATATGCCACAGAATCGAACTGGGTCAATACCAAAGAGTTTGAGGAGAGTTAATCCATTTGTATTTGTAATCTTACCTTTTTGAATTTCTGAAGGTGTTAATACAGTTCTAACTCCTACATTAAAGAATGTAACTGTTCCCGTTGATTTCATAGAAAGGTATGTTTTAACACCATCTGCTACAACTGTAATATCTGTAACAGCAGGGCCTAAATCAAAACCCGAACCTTTTGTATTTGTTAGTTCAATTTTACTTCCATACTTAATTGGTCTTGGTGTGTTTGCTGATGCATCTACAGTCACCGTAAAGGTTTTTGAATCACTCCAATTATAGAGTTTATCACAATGAAGGATTGCTTTAAGATGTTCAGCATCTATTGAATTTACATCTTCACCAGCGTACCATCGTTCAATATCACCAGCAAATTTATCTTCGAAATCCTTTCCTTTATTATTAATACCTCTACCACCCATTGAACCATTACCAAACTTTATGTTTATGGTGGAGAGTTTTGCACCCGAAGAAATTTGTTTAATATCAAAATCTCCCTTTAAAGCACGAACGACATTTATGTGTTTTGGTTTATCTAAGTCAATATTAATTGGAGAATCACTTTTAGATTTTAGATAGTTAAAGAGATTTAGTGTATCTGTAATTGACGCTTCAGGCCAAGTTGCAAGTTGTGTTTTAATTTCTTCTTCCGTTTTGGGAAAAAATGAATACGCCTCAGAAATACCCAAATCAAAGTGAACTGGTTTAGTGTAATTTAGATTTACAGATAAATCCACTTCGTTGTTTACTACCTGTTTAAATGATTTCATAATACTATTTATCCTTTCTTACTCTGCAATTCTAGAAAAGTTTTTATGTTTCTCCATTCTGATAACATTATTGAACTTATCGTATAATGCTTCACCCTTGTGACTGATAATAAATGTGTTTGTTTTCTCTGCAAGTGTATTCAGTAGTTTGAGGAAATCGTCTGTTCCAGCAACATCAAGTGACGAATCGAACACTTCATCTAAAATCAATAGGTTAGTGTTTACACTGTTTTTCATTCTTGCAATAGTTCTCCAAGTGAATAGAAGTGCAAGGTCAATCCTCATCTTCTCACCTTGAGAGAAGTTATCATACTTGAATACATCTCTGAATCGTGATTTGATGGTCTCTTCAAAAGACTCATCCAATTCAAAACCAACAAAGAACTCTAATGATGCAAGGTACTTGTTAATCATGTTGTTCATGATTGGTACATACTGTTTGATAATCTTCTGCTTGACACCTTGGTCTCTGAGAAGTGTTTGTGCAATATCA